CAAGTCCTCCTTGAGCTACGAATGAACCATCCATTAATCTATCTAAAGCAGTATAAACCTCTTTTGGTGATAGGTTAGATACCACGATGTCACTTGCTTTACCAAGTACATGCTGTGAGTTAGAAACCCCACCAATATCCTGATTATGAGCTTTACATCTGTAAGCACTATTAATTCTGATAGGTTCTTGTAATATATCTCTAACTATTTGTAAGTTCTCAGCTAACTCTTTAATGTTTTCTTTTACATCACTAGGCATAGTGCATCCGCACTTACACTCAAACTCACTTATGTTAAAGTTATTTGTCATTTTTCTTTTCTTTACGTCTCTTCTTTTCTTTCTTTATAGCTGCTAATCTATCTCTTCTATCTGTGAATTGATTTATTCCGTTGGCTATCTGTATGATAGTCCAAGCAATACCCACAATCATTGCAGCTATCTTTGTTATTTCGCTAATATGAGTAAAAGTTAGTCCTATAGAGGTAGCGTTTACCAACGCTGTAGATTTCCAATCCATTAATTTTTTTCTTATAAACTTATAACGACTAAGCATTTAAGTATTTGCGTTGTTTTAGTTCTTTGTGATGTAATTTATTTCTGCATCTGATAGCGTCATAGGGAAGTACATAACCTCGTTAATTAAGCCACTAAATCTAGTTGAATCATCTGTAACAGAGTTACCTGCATTAATTATTTTAGTAAAACCACCAAATGATATATTTGTAAATGTATTAGATGAAACTATCTCTCCGCCTAAAGATACATTCATAATGTTATCCGAAAAAGAAAAAGCTATCTTAATGTCATTGTTATAGTTACCAACGTCTACGTAATCTGAAAAAAGCTCACCATCCATTTGAACAACAATTCTTATGGAAGTTCCGTTTGGTTGTGACCTAACCTGAATATTGTTACTAGATGTTCCACTTGTAAATGAAACCCTAGATGACTCATCACCAACATCGTCTAAGTTGAGATTGTAATAAACCGCAAAGTGAGTTATATCATCCTCTGACACACCTATAGTAAATTCATCATTACCTCTTGATGCACTAGAAGAACCAGTTACTATGTGAGATGTAGCACTGTGACTCTCTTCTACCTGACCACCCCACAATAATACACCATCCTCTACACTACCTGCTTCTGTCGCAGTATCTCCTAGTGATATTCTAAATAAATTACTTGATACAGTGGAAGTGCCAGTTACAGATATTCTATACCATCCGTTACCAGAATCCTCTATTCTAGCTTGTCCACTTACGTTACTCAATATAGTTCCGTCTACTAAATCAAACACAGCCTCTCCATACACTGTGTAAGGAGATGAGTTTCTAGCGTAAACAAGTCTAACATATCTTTCACCCTTAAACTTAGCGTAAACAGAAAAAGTAAATTCTCCAATTGGTAAAGATGATATGTTCTGCTGAATAAACCTACTAGAAGAACCTTCTGTTAAAGGCATTAATTTATCTGACTCTAGCTTTCCGTTTGGAGCTATTTCCTCATCCTCAGTTACAATAACTGTTCCTGTTTTTAAGTGTGTTGACTCACCAAATTCAGAACTATACTTATAGTAGTTAGTAGAATCTGTTTCACTCATATAAGAAATGTAACCACCTCTGTAGTATCTTCTAGGTATATTAACACCCTCTTCTTGAAGTAAACCATCCTTGTTCTTACTAAAACTAACAGTGTCTTTTGCAAAAGATGCAGCACCACCTCTAACTAATTTTATACTCTGTATGTAATCCGCGAATGGTATCATTACCTTTGATGGTTGCTTCATTTTCTTTCTTTTTTAAATATTCTTTTAATTTAACTACGTTAGCCTCTTTAGGCTTGTACACCCCTGCTCTATCTTTTAAACCCATAATATTAAATATACCATCCACCAGTATAGTTAACATCTTTATCAGGGTACATATCCTCTGAACTGTTTTGACTATATTCTGGGAACTTGTTATTATTTAAGCACATATAATCTAAGAATCTCTTAGTATAGAACTCAGCAGTATCATTCATTCTCTGACCCAAGTATGTTAGCTCTTCTTGACTAGCTGACTCAGCGTTCTCAGCTATATGCTTATGAACCCCTCCATTTTTCAATGTAAAGGCACTGTAAGGCAGTATAGTTGCTTGAGTGTACCATATTAACATAGGTTTAATATAAGTGTCTAATAAGTCTTTGTAATCGCTATTAGATTCATCATTTACTGTTCCATCTACAATTATACTTTGTAGTTTCTTGTACAGCTTACCTCCTAAGTAATTTTGGATATGTATATCCTGAGCTACTTCGATACAGTAAGTTATCTTACTAGAATCTACATTTCCGTCTATTAGTGACTTTCTCTTTAAGTCAGCTACGCTTATAAATAGTGCTTTTCTTGCCATCTTATTCTTCTTCGTCTGTTGGTTTAACTTCCTCTAGTGATACCTCTATATCATTTACTTCAGGAGTTTCACTAAGCTCAACATCTGAACTTAGCTTCTCTCCAGTTTCTTCTTCTCTTTTTACTTTAGTAGATATATTCTCTAACTCAGTAAACTCGATAGGTTGTAGTGTTACAAAGTATAAGTCTAATACTATTTCATTGAATAATAAAATATCATTAAGAGCTTCTATAATCTCATCTTGTATAGGTCTGATAATTACGTTATCCATAAGTACAGCAGCAGTTCTAAGCTCCTCTGCATTGTTACCGAATCCTGTATTATCTTTAATACCTAATAAGATAGGAGATACAATACCATGACCTAACATGATCTTTTGTGTAGCCTCATCACTCATAAACTGATATTGTGCGTGAGCATCAGGTAAATGAATAGGCTCTATATCTGCCTTAGTTTCTTGTGACTCGTTAAATGCAATAATAAACTTACCAGCATTTGAACTACCTGAGAACTTATCGTATATCTTACGCTCCAAAGCAGCTTGAGTTTCTTCTGGTGGAGTACCATTATTAAAGTTAATCAATAAGCTAGGTTGTAATCCATTTTTTATATTATTGATGTGGTAGTTAGATACCTCTTCTTCTAAAGAGCAATACTGTAAACATCCATTGTAATCAACAGGTGCGTAGTAATAGAATCCACTTCTATATGGTTTAATGACGTATAGCTCGTTTCTCTGACCTTTACTTCCGTTTCCGTATGTAGGAATCCTTTTAGGTCTATCCGTAGCCTTTAATTCACTCCATTTAGGGTGATAGTAATAAGCATCAATACATCCGTCTTTACCAGCTTTCTCAGCTCTAAGAGTTTCCATAGGGAAATGAGATACCTTTAGTATCTTAGTCTTTGACTTGTTGTAAGAAACCTGCATAGCAGCTTGACCTAACATCTTGTAGTCATGTGCAACTCTTTTTATCTGCTTCTTAGGTAAAAGCATTTTCATCTTTAAGTACCCTTCTGGATTCTCTTCTCTATTAGTTGCTTCTAATCCTCTACCAGCTACCATATCAACGATACCGTTAATACACCTAGAGTTAGTAGGTGAGCCTAAATAGTTATCTATTAGTTTTTTAAAGTAGTCATTATTATCTCCATACTCTACCCAGTTTCTATTGTGTACTTCCTTAACTACAGGAGTCTGATACCCAGATAAATTAACTACTCTTACATTATTACTTTCCATAATTCTTTTGTCTATATGTTTATAACGAATTAATTGTTTTACGTTAGTGTGTACCACTGAAAGTTAGTGACTAGTCCAGTTGTAAAGTCAATCTCCCTTATTAAAAAGTTCACTCCATCTACGGTACAGGCGGTTGTGCCTAATTGATAAACGCTCCCTTCAGATGAAGGATCTAACTCTATACCTATTACGTCACTAGCTAATGTTTGACCTGCGCTCCAACCAATGTCTCTTTTTAATGCTGGATCACCGATACTAGCCATGCTTCCGTTAGAGTAATCTATAACAACTCTTCTCTTACTAAATTCGGCTGGTCTTGTAGTGTTATACGATACTACAGAGTTTACATCGTTTATTTTATCATCAAACCATGTAACATACTCACTAAATGTTCTAGGAGCTGCACTATAAGGACTTGTTACAATCCCTACAGAGAACATTTCCATGTACTTCAAGTAAGTAGTGTTTTTAGCAACCTCTACATGCGTAACTATACTATCTGTACTTCTAACTACTACTATGTCGTTATTAGAGTCTATGTATATAAAGTTAAATCTATCCCAAGGACTTGTTACTCCATCCATTATAGGTGTACCAGATATATCCTTGTAAACACTCATACCTACTTCCCAATCAGTAGTAGAGTCTTCTTTAAATACAGATAAATCAGTAACACTCGTTAAACCTAATTCTATATCAGTAGCTATCTCCATTATCTTGTCATTAGCTGTTTGAGATACACCAGCAGAAAAATGATAATAAGTACCTTCTAATTCAGGAGTGTTGCTAGTTATAGTTCCACCCCAGCCAGATGCATTACCACTGTTTTTGTCATACAAGTATGAGAACGCTTGAACCTCCTCTAGACTAGTAGGTGATGACTCAAATGTACCGTATTCATCTGTCCTAACTTTAAAATCACCCCATACGTTGTAGTCTTGCTGACTTAGCGTTCCGTTACCATTATTTTTTATCTCTCCAATACCATCGTTGTTCAAGTCAAATTTTATAGAAAAATCACTTATAGTCAAATCACCTGATTCATCTGGCGGTGTGTAATTATTTCCACCATCTGATCCTCCGTCAATAATTCCTACGCTATAATCTTCTTCGCTATCATCTCTTTCATATACATAGTAATCTCCTGAGTGATTATACTGAGAATACGAATCCACAGAGTCTAGTTGATTTCTAAACTTAACTATATCTCTATATAAAGGTATATTGCCACTAAACACTATTACTGAAAGAGTAGTGTCTTCTTCTATTGACGATATAAATGAACTGTCGGTTAGAGTTATAATCAACCTGTCTCCAGCTATATAACTTAAATCTCCAGCACTTATCTCTATCTTTTTCTCTTGCTCCTGATTAATAACCCAAGCCTCAGAAGGAGTGCCTTCTCTGCCAGTCACTTTAAGAGTTAATGTCGGTAAATTATTTATGTCTAGTATATTCATATCTATATAACGAGATTTATGATTAACTGTTCCTTAAGTATATAGCATAAAAAAAGAGGTACATTTCTGCACCCCCTTAGTATTAAAGTATTAACTCTTATTAAGCATTCATAAGAGCAGTGTCTACTACGAATCCAGCAGCATCATTCATGATAGCTGGGTCAACAAAAGATGAAGGAGATAATTCTTTACCTTCAAATGTGATGTTATATCCGTTTAAGTCTCCCATTGCAGAACCAGTTGATGTAGAAACAGAAAATTCAACACCGTTTTGTGCTCCTGCGATACGGAAATTACCATTATAATCTTCAATGATTACATGAGGTCTTCCGTAAGAAAGAAGTTTTAATTGTTTTTGTGAAGCAGCATCTTGCACTTTAAGTGAAATACTACCTGACTGAGTCCAAAAAGAAGTTCCGTTATCTCTTGAGTTTTCGTTAGTCTCCTCAAAAGAGTTGTTCTCTCCTCTTAACTCGAATTTGTATGTTGTAACAGCAGATGCTAAAGCAGTAATCTCATCGTTAGATCCAAGAGTTAAACCATCGTACATTGCAGAGTTAAAGTTTGCAATATATAAGTTTCTCAATCCACCAACGCTTTCTTTACAAGCCTCTAATCTACCACCAGTAAAATCACAAGCCATAGTTTTAAGTTTTTTAAGTTATTATTAATATTAATATAAGGGAGGTTTTACCCTCCCCTATTAAAGTTTGATTATGCAGAGTAAAGAACGATCTCAGATCCGATAGCGAAGTTTACAGTTGCAGTATATCGTAATACGATACGTACATTTTGTGAACCATCGATGTCAGCCATGTCGATAACTTTAGCTACATTCTTGTCATTTAATAATCCAGTACCATACATAAGGTTTCCAGATTGTGCAGCAATCATTTTGTCAGATGGCATACCGTTAGATACAAACAATTTAACTCCTTCGAAATCAAGAGCAGTCTGTCCTACATGGTATAAATCTTTATATCCTAAAGCAGCTTGTGCGCGAATGTAAGCACGAGCAGTTGAAGGAGAGATGTATACAGATAAATCTTCCTTACCGTAAACAGTAGTTGGAATAGCGTCTACTACTTTACCTAACTCAGCGATAACATTAGTAGCATCGATAGTTGTACCAAGTACATCTACTACATCAGCATCAGCAGCAGCTAAAGAGATAAGTCCCTCAAACTCACCAGCAGTGTTTGTACCAGCAAAGATAGTGTTCTCAATCTTCTCAGCTACTTTAGAAACTACATGTCCTAAAAGGTAGTCAGAAAAAGCAGGAGGAATAGAGTCGTGAGCTGACATCCCCATAGAGATAGCATCCCAATCGTCTCTGAAGTCTTGCTTACAAAGTTGTAAGTTTACTTGGAATTCTTTTGGCTCTAAGTAACGCTCAGTAAGAGTTACTGTAGAAGTTGCATCGAAATCACAAGATCCGTCAGCTACTAAATCGTTAGTTGAAAGTTTCTTGATTACTTGTTTGAATTTTACATTCGGTTTTACTGTAACTCCACCTTTTTCGATAGTGTTAGCAGAAAGCAATGCAGCAGAGATAAATCCTTGTAATTTTTCTCCAGCATAGCTAGTTGTAATTGAAGTTGTTGTTGCCATTTTTTAGCGTGTTTAAATTAATTAATTAATATTCTTATTTAAATAGTTTTGCAAAAACTCTATCTTGTGTAGTTAATACTCTATCTTGAGAGTATAACTTGTTAGACTTAGCTTCTACTTCTTGTTCTGGAGAGTGAGCGATTTCTTCTACCTCTTCAGATAATTCAACCTGCTCAGATAATTGAGCTGGTATTTCTTTGTAAGCCTCTTGCTTATCTTTTAATAACGACTCAATCATAGTCATCATTTCACTTTTAAGAGAGCTAAACTCCTCTGCAGTAACGTATGCAGGTGCAGCTTGTACTTCTTCTTTAGGCTCTTCTTCAGATACTTCTTCAGCTAACTCAACTTCTTCAGATGCTTCTTCAGTTACCTCTTCAGATAACTCAACCTCTTCAGTTGCTTCGATAACTTCTTCTGTTACTTCAGACAATTCCTCTTGTACCTCTTCAGATACTTCCTCAGTAAGCTCTACCTCTTCAGTTGCTTCAGGAGCAGCCTCTACAGCTACCTCTTCCACTACTTCTTCTGTAAGCTCAACCTCAGTAGTCTCTTCTTGAGATGATAGAAAAACGTTTTGTAGTTTTTCCAATAATTCTGTTGCTTTCATAAATTTAAAGTTTTAATATTAATATAACGAATATAGAATCGACCGTTTTAATTATAACTGAT